ATATGTATCTCTTCCCAACACTGCGGTTACTTTAGGATCTACTTATACCATTGAGATATGGAACTATTATGATTCTTCTTCTGCACCATCACAAGCTCCATGGACTGGTGGAAATCTTTGGACAAATTCTGCCGAAGATGATTGGAATAGTGGTGCTGGTAATAATAATGGTCTCTTATTTGGATACAATAGTATAGTTTATAGAAATACATCTGGTGTAGAAACGGAAGTAGATTACAGTTCAAATCCCACAACTCAAGTATGGCATCAACATGTATTGGTGGTAAACTCTGGATCAGGAACAGTTTATGTCGATAAAACTTCTGTTGCTACTTTGAGTAATATGAGAACACTGGGGCAATCAAACGGCACGCTTGGCATAGGTGTAGGAGATCGTTTTGGGGGAGGAGATTATCGTGGAGAGTATCTTGGATTTATTTCTATTGTTAGAGTGTATCCAGGCAAGGCACTATCTGTGTCTGAAATAACACAGAACTTTGATGTAAATAGAAGTAGATATGGAATATAAATATCTAAAATTGGAAATATAATATTTAATTTATGGCAAATTTGAAATCAAGTAAGGCAGTTGGAAATTTAAGACTCAACGGATCTTTAATTGATAACAAAAATTTTAGTGGATTTTCTGGTGGATTGTTAAAATCTACTGGAACTGAAACGGTGTGGGATTTTGGAGGTATTACTGTAGTTAATCTAGTATCTATTGACTCTACGTCTCCGAGTTCAGTTACTATCTCCGATATTGCTGTAGGTGACTTAGTATTATTTTTTGGGGCAGAGGATGATGAAAATCAAAGTGCTCCAACTGGAGGATGGACAGCAATACCTGGATTGCAGACTCAACCTGATAATGATAATGCTCCAGATAGTGCCGCATATTATAAAATTGCTACCGGAACATCAGAAACAGCATCAGGTTTATCTGGCACTAATACTACCTATATTATGGTTGCATTTCGAGGTGTAGATACCTCAACTCCGTTTGATGTGAATGCTGTTGAAAATTCGGCATCTACTGGATTGCCAAATTCTCCTTCAATTACTACTGTTACTGATGGATGTTTAATTCTTTCTGTTGGTATTATAGATGATGATAATGCAGCAGAACTAATCGATCCACCTGCTGGTTATAAGCGTATAAAAATATTTGATGATGAAGGTAGTAGTGGTACTGGAACTGATGGCAATACAATTGCTATAGCAGGCAAACAACAATTTGCAGCAGGATCTGAAAATCCACCTGCCTTTACTGGTAGTGAAACAGATGATAATAAAGGATTTACGATAGCATTACGACCAAAACTTCCATCAGTTAGTTCATCAGCATCATCATTACCTTATATAAAATGTGTAGGATCCCCACCTACATCAATAACCTATGTGGGTGGTACAAGTCAGGATAATACTACTAATGACTTAACCTTAACTGGATTACAGTCTGGTGATTTGGTTCTATTTTTTAGTGCTTCAGGTAATACAGCCCAGAGCACTCCAAACAGTGGTTGGACTGCAGTGGGAGCAGGAACTCAACCTGATAATGATGGTGCTCCAAATAGTTCCGCATTTTATAAATTTTCTACTGGAACATCCGTAACGGCAAGTAATCTTGTAACAAGCAGTGTGCATGTAATGATTGCATTTAGAGGTGTTAATCCAAGCGATCCTATTGGATCTACGTCATCAACTTCGACAACCGGCGGAATGCCAAATCCCGGATCAATTACCGTTAATAATAATAATTCTACGGTTCTTATTGTTGGTTTGCTTGATGATGATGACATAGCATCTTCAGTTACTGCTCCTACTGGATATACTCTTGCTGAAGTAGAAGATACAACTAGTGAGGATTGTACTGTCATGACAGCATATAAATCTTTAACAAGTACAGGAACAGAAGATCCGGGTACATTTGGTGGTTCTGGAGATGACTCTTACAAAGCATTTACTGTTGAGTTAAAAATAAACCCTAATATAACTATAAAAATAGACAATGATGATCCTAATAATACATATCTTACACCATTATGGATAAACACAACACCAGTATTTTCTAGTGGTTCGTGGACGGTAACATCTTCATCAATTACAATTCCCAGTGACGGAATGTATTTAATAAATGTTAATTGGGAAATAAATACATTAACAAACCATAGTGATCGATTAGGACCTCAAGTTGCAATTGCAATTAACGGCACTCCTAATGAATATAGTGCAGCACATTCATACATGAGAGCAAATACAAGTCAATCTGATACCAGTTCAAATCAATCTACATTGATGGAATTAGAGTCTGGAGATTTAGTGTCAGTTCAGTGGTTAGAGCACACAACAGGCAGAAATGATAATGATGCTGATTCAAACTTAGTAGAAGATGCTAGTTTTATAGAAATTATAAAATTAAAATAAAATTATGGCAAATTTAAATGAAACAAAAATTTATGGATCTCTGGAACTAGATGGACCTCTGTTAGATAGTACGGGTTCAGCAGGATCTTCAGGTCAAATATTACTTAGTACTGGAGGAACTACAAAGTGGGTATCTGTTTCTGGTGCTAGCGCACCTAATACTCAAATAAATACTTATTGTCAATTTGATGGTGCAGGTGTCTCTGACTTAGATCCATTTTTGACAACAGAAAGTGAACTGGCATGGATGAATACAACTAATCGGTTTACTACCAATAGTGCTTCTTGGACCAATAATGGAACTAGAATAACAGTTCCGTCTAATGGATTTTATTTAATTACAGTAAATTTATATTATTCTTGTACTGCTGGAAGACGACCAACAATAAAAAATAGATTAGCAATTGATGGCACCGGAATTTCAGATACGTGTAGACATACCTATATTAGACAAGCAGCAGACCACAAAGAATCTACTGCCAATTTTCAATCCATACTTAGATTAGATTCGGGTAAACAAATTAGTATTTTATTCCAAAAAGATGCTAGTGCAGCTACTAGTAATAATATTGAGTTAAATCCTCCAAAAAGTTCTATTTCAATAGTTAAAGTAAAATCATATACCTGATTATGGCATTATTAAAACCAAACAGTATCATAAACGATAATTTAATTTTACAAGGTCCTATCATTGATGGAAACGGATCAAAAGGATCTAATGGTCAATACTTAACTTCTAATGGATCTAGTAGTGCTCCAACATGGCAAGATTTTCCTTCAAGTTCCAATACTAGTGGCGAAACAACAGAATGCTATAAGGTAAATTTATTGGAAACAACTTTGACTACTAGTACTACTGGTGGAGTATTAACTAGTTGGTTAAATACTACTACAGATAATCAAACATCATTTACACTTGGTTCTGGTACTGTCACTACTAATCATATTCAAGTAGCAACTGCTGGTAGGTACTTAGTTGGATTTAATTTGGATATAAATTATTCTACAAATACAAATACATTAAGAGCTATTTACTCATTTGAAGTTACTGTTGGCGGCACTAAAACTGGAACTGAAGTTAGACACACTTATATGAGAGGTAATAGCAATCAAGATAATCATCTTGATACTTCGGCAAATTCTTCTATTGTGTTAGATTTAAACGCTAATGATCAAGTGGCAGTTTGGGCTAGACGTGCTAGTGGTTTCAGTTCAACTAATTTTTCATTGACTACAAATTCTACTTTTTTTGTATTAAAATTAAACTAAACTCATGTATATTAAAATTCATCTAACTCATGTAGATACAGGCATCGGGGCGATCAATCTACAAACTTTTTCGGATCAAAGACATAAGTATAAAATACCAAATTTTGAGGGTATAACTATCATTCATGAAATGGAAGATGGTGTTGTTCCATATTTCTTATGTACTGCTGCTGACGATTATGATATTACAGATCAACCTCCAGAGGCAGGGGTTGTTCAATTATCTCAATCCGAATGGGATGCAATTACAGTTCCTTTTGATGCCAATCAACAACTTTTAAGATATAATTCAGTAAGAGAAATTAGAAATGAAATTTTAGATTCAACTGATGTTATAGTAATTAAAAGCATTGAATGCGAATTAACTTTATCTTCAGATTTTAAAACTTGGAGACAAGCATTGAGAGATCTTCCAAATGGAGACTCATTCCCATTAACATTACCAACACCACCTTCTGAAGTTGCAGTCATGGTGCCAGACATTACCACAGACGAACAATATAAGAAAACTTTAAGATCAACATTTATGTTTATTGATCCTTTAGATGCAGAATAATTACTAACATAAATACTTAAAAAGTAGTTTGAAATAATGGCACAACCAGCAAGTAGAACTGAATTTACAGATTATTGTTTGAGACGTTTAGGTGCTCCTGTTCTTGAAATTAATGTTGATGATGAGCAAGTTGATGATTGTGTAGATGATGCTATTCAATTTTTTCAAGAAAATTGTTATAATGGAATGGAGAGGTGCTATCTTGCTTATGAATTAACTGCTGATGATATTACAAGATTTGGAACCACCACAAATTCTCCAATTGCTGAAGGTTCTACTCAATGGATTGAAGATAATAATTATATCTCAGTTCCACCTCATGTAGTTGGAATAAGTAAAATTTTTGGTATAACTGGTAGTAATATTAGATCTAATTTATTTGGCATAGAATATCAATTATTTTTAAATGATATCTACAAATTTGGATCTATTGACATCCTTAGTTACTACATGGTTAAGTCCTATCTTGAAACGTTGGATCAAATATTGAACAACGGATCTTTTCAACAATTTAGATATAATATGCGTCGTGATAGATTATATCTTGATATTAATCAAAAGTTTTTGGATGAGGGTAATTTTCTCTTAGTTGAAGCACATCGTTTATTAGATCCAAACGATGCAACTGAAATGTACAATGATATGTTTTTGAAAAGATATGCAACTTCATTAATTAAAAAGCAATGGGGTCAAAATTTAATTAAGTTTAATAATGTACAACTTCCGGGTGGTATAACTATGAATGGAAGGCAGTTATATGAAGATGCTTTATTGGAAATCCAACAAATAGAAGGTGAAGTATTAAGTAAGTATGCGGTTCCACCATTAGACATGATAGGATAAAATGCCAACAAGTCACTATTTTCCACAGTATCATAAAGGATTTTCTGGAGAGCAAGATCTTTATCAAGATCTTGTAGATGAACAGATAAAATTGTATGGAACAGATATTTACTATCTACCACGCAAGGTAATATCTGATGGAGTTTTAGACGATATTATTCGATCTGAATTTAACAATCAATTTCAAATTGAAATGTTACTTCAAAATGTAGAAGGATTTGGTGAGAATAATGAGTTTATAAGTAAATTTGGATTAAGAATTACTGACGAAATTGTATTCAGAGTTTCTAGTAGAAGGTGGGAAAGTTCTGTACAGGAATATAATTCAATCGATATTGATGTATTATCAAGACCTAATGAAGGGGATTTACTATATTATCCGTTAACAGGAAATTTATATGAAATTAAATTCGTAAATAAAGAAAATCCATTCTATCAATTTGGAAAAATTCAGTTTTACAAATTAACTGCTGAATTGTATGAAATGGGTAGTGATTCGTTCAATCTCCCAGTTGGTGAAATTGTCGAGAATGAACTTGAACTCGATCCATCAATTACATTAGTTCTTGCAGCGTTGAATGGTACTGGCACATATGAGGTTGGTGAACTTGTAACTGGATCAAGTTCCGGATCTACCGGAAGGGTTGCAAGTTGGGATGCAACTACATATCAATTAGAAACTATAAATAATAGTGGAGATTTTGCTGTTGGAGAAACTATTACTGGATCTAGTAGTAATGCTGCATATACTTTAGAATCATTTGATACTTTAGATATAGGCAATACGAATTACGATCAGAATAGACAAATTGAAGATAGTGGAGACGATATTATTGATTGGACAGAAACTAATCCATTTGGAGAATATGGTAATTTTACAGGTAGCATCTAATGTTAGGAACACAGTTTTACAATAAATCAACTGATAAAGTAATTATTGCTTTTGGCACACTTTTTAATAATATAAAATTATCGACCGAAGATTCAAACGGGACAGTCGTTAGTGTTCAAAAAGTTCCTTTGGCATATGGGCCTAAGCAAAAATTTCTATCACGTCTTGAGGAAAACAATCAGACTAAAAAGAAGGCAATAACTCTTCCTAGATTGTATTTTGAATTAACAGGAATTTCCTATGATTCTTCAAGAAAACTTACACCATGTAAACAGATAACCGAAATTAAGCAGAGTGATGGTACTTCAGTTCAAACTCAATTTGTACCAGTTCCTTACAATTTAACCTTTGAAGCAGGTATTATAGCAAAATCTCAAACAGATGCGTTGAGAATTTTAGAACAAATTTTACCATTCTTCCAACCATCATTTAATGTAACTATCAAATTTATTCCTGAGATACAAGAGACAAAAAGAGATATACCAATTGTTTTAGATAGTATATCTTATGATGATACTTGGGATGGAAGTTTTCAAGATCGTAGATATATAGTTTATACATTATTTTTTACTGCCAAATCTTACTTCTATGGTCCTAAGACCGATAGTGAGGTTATTAGAAAGGCAATTACTAAAGAATATACAAGTACAAATCTGGAATCTCCAGGTAGGTATCGTCAGTATAGTGTAACACCAAAAGCACTTACTGATACTACAAGTGATCCAAATGGTCCTGATGCTGGAGCACCTGATGGTGTTATAGATTCATTTGACGATGATGCATTAACTGGATCTGATGATTTTGGATTTAATGAAATTGTAACTTTTGCCGAGGATGTATGATTGAAAAATATGATGGTATAGAAGAAACTCTTAATGTGGAGACAGAAATTGTCCCTACAGAAAAGACATCTAAACCTAAAAAAAGAACTGAAAGAGTTATTGATATTGAAAAGGATATCAAAAAAGATTATGACTATACCAGGGGACAACTATATGATGTCATTGAGAAGGGTCAGGAGGCGCTCTCAGGCATCCTAGACGTGGCAAACAACACTGACCACCCCAGAGCGTATGAAGTTGCTGGACAGTTGGTTAAGAGCGTCTCAGACGCTGCTGAGAAACTAGTAGCACTTCAGCAAAAAATGCAAGATCTTGAAGAAGGTCCAAAGTCAAAACAAAAAGTCACCAATAATAATGCTTTGTTTGTTGGGTCAACTGCAGAACTTTCTAAACTTATTAAGCAAGGTCTCCTAGATAATAAATAATTAATATATTTTCATTATTAACTAAATAATAATAAAATCAGCAAGATGACTAAAACAAGTATATTCCAAGACGCTTGGACAAAAATTGGAGATAATGTGAGTAGTATCACTTTTCAAAATCAAAGTGCTACTCCCCTTATGATAATCATTACAGCAGCAGATGTAGCACCAAACATTACAGATGTTGGAATGGTTTACAGTAGGTATGAGGGTGAACTTAAAAAATTATTGACAGACCTTACATACACCTCCAGTCCTGCTTATGTTTGGGTAAGATCGATTACCAAAAATTCTACAGTGGTTCATGAATCTGCATAATAGAGGATAATAGATGTCAATTAAATCTCCACTAGGAAGGCAGTTAGGAACTCAATTTGACTCTGTATTTGATGTAGTAAAATCAAATCCATTGTATGACAAAGGTGGTGGTAAAATACCATCATTGGATTTAAATTTTGCAAAGAGTAAATCACTCAGAGATTCTAGAAGCACTAAAAAGTTAATTACCTTCAGTCGTGCCAGTAGTGGAACGTATGTTGACAGTGATGGGTTTATTAAGATCAGTCCTGTTAATTTGATCAAATACAGTCAAAAGTATGATCAACAATGGACGACTGATTCGACTGGTACTATCACTATTAACAATACTGAAGCTCCAGACGGAACTACGACTGCGAATAGATTTGTAGAATCTAATGGAAACACTAGCCATGCAATTAGACAGACTCTTACTACTTCAGGTACTTATACAGTAAGCACTTACTTCAAAGAACTTTCAGGTAGTGCCAAACGGTATGGTGTTATTCGGATTCATGGAGTAGGAGCTACAGCTCCTATTGCATTCTTTGATTTAGGTAACGGAACTGTTACTAGCACCGGAGGCACTAATAT